TAATGCAGCACAAGCATCTGTTGTTAATGGAAATTTGCAATTAGATAAAGCAAGTGCAATTCAAGCAAATTACATGACAGAAGTATTGGAAGTTTTGAAAAATGCTAAAGATAAAAAAGCTGCATTTAACAAAATACGTCAGACGATTGCAGATAGCAAAGTAAAAGATTTTACTCCATTATATACATTTCTTTATGACAATTTAGATGATTTTGCACATGGTCATATTGCTCCATGCATTTTGATTATTGCAGAATCTCAATTCAAAGATGCAAGTGTGGTAGATAAAGAAATCAACATAATGGCAATGTTTGTAAATTTATTAGGAGAATTATGAGTAAATTGAATGTTAATATTGGTCCAAATGATATGCAACCAATTACATGTAAAGAATGTGACGGAATGTATTTTCGTCAAGTAATGGCAATTAACAAAGTATCTAAATTCTTAACGGGTGCCGATAAAGACACTATGGTTCCCGTTCCAGTATTTAGGTGTGACGATTGCGGTTGCATACCAGAAGAATTTCAACCAATTAAAGTTAAAAAATAATGTCCATATCTTATCACAAAAGCACAGTAACAATTGTGTTTAAAACATCAGATCGTAGCAATGCGCGTACAAAAATGAAAACATTTCGCAATAAATCTATAGATGATATTTTAGATGCAACGAGAATTATTGGAGTTCCTGATGCTGCTGTGATTTTAGAATTAGGCATAGGCAAACAATTGGAAGAACAATATCGTAAAAAATATAAATTATAATAAATGGCAGAAGAAAAGAAAGGTGCAACAATTTTTGATTTGATTGGTGGAGTAACGGATAAAAAACGTGAATGGAAAAAATGGTCTGAAACAGATCAAAAGAAATTTTCTCCATTTATTGTTAATCGTTGGTTATCGATGCGAATGGAATTAACGGAATTGGTCAATGAATTGCAAACATATACAATTGGATTACTTAGACCACAAGAAACATATCGATTGTACTATGAATTACTGCCAACCAATAAAAGCTTTGCAAAATATATCAAAGGAAAGTCTGAAGATAAATTTGATAAAGATTTAATTGCACAACTTGCAGAACATTATCAAGTTAGCAAATCAGAAGCTGCGGATTATGCAGACTTATTAGATAAAGTTGCATTAGAACGTATCATAACAATGTACGGATATAGTGATGCAGAAAAAAAGAAAATGTTGAAAGGAATCAAGTGAGCATAAACACACAAACACATTACAAAGGCAAAGATAGCCTTTATAAATTTGCAGAAGAGTGGGGCTTGAATGCTTATGAATTCGATATCATTAAACGCATTGTAAGATGCCGTCACAAAGGTTCATTTGCACAAGATTTATCAAAAACCAAAGATTTAATCGACATATATGTAAAAGAACAATTGGATTCTTATAAATAATTTCATATAATAAATTATGAAAGGCACTTATATCAATCCAGTATATAGATTAGCAGTACGAGATGCGGCATCCGTACCAAGAAAGATTTCTTATTCGCAATGGTCAATGTATGAACGTTGCCCGCTTTCTTGGAAATTATCATATATCGATGGTCTCGCGCCGTTCCAGGCATCAATTGAAACGGTGTTTGGAACGGCATTCCATGAGACATTTCAGTATTTCTTAACCGTAATGTATACAGAATCCGTTAAGAAAGCAGAAAGCTTAGATTTACGCGGAATATTGCAAAACAAGCTTCGAGAAGAATATGCACGATGTGTACAAGAGTTTGGTGGAGAACATTTTTCCAATCCTTTACAATTGGCAGAATACCTAGAAGATGGCGCTGCTATTTTACAATGGTTTAGCAAACGAAGAGGACAATATTTTTCAAGCAAAGATTGGGAATTGGTAGGCATTGAAATTGAATTATGCCATCAAGCATCGCCGAACAATCCTTCAGTATATTGGTATGGATTCATTGATGTTGTTATGCGACACGTACCTACCAACACTTTCAAATTGTTTGACATTAAAACATCTCGAAATGGTTGGAAGCAATCAGCCAAATCAGATGCAATGAAGTCGGCACAGTTAATTGCATATAAAAATTACTTTGCTGAGCAGTTTGGTGTGCCGCGCGAAAAAATTGAAGTTGAATTCTTTATTGTTAAACGCAAAATTGTTGAAGAATCAATGTTTCCGCAAAAGCGTATTCAAAATCATAAACCAGCTGCTGGGTCTGTAACACAAAAGAAAGTTCAGCGCCAAATTGAATCCTTTGTTGATGCTTGTTTTGATTCCGAAGGCAATAAGAATGCTGATAGAAACTATGTAGCTGTCGCCGGTAAAGGTGCAGTTAACTGCAAATATTGCCCATTCAAAACTGATTATGAACGTTGTCCTAAAGAAAATAGGATTCGTGAATAAAATTCATTATAATAAGATATGATTAATTGGCGACATAAACATGTATACGTTTACGAGTTCGAAATGCAAAATCATGCATCTTGGAATGGCAAACGTACGTGCACAATGGAATATGCATTATGCACAAATGTAGATGGACCCGATCATAAAGAAAATAAAAAAACATTAGAACATATGCTTCGTTTTGTATACGGGCATTATCCAAAGGGTGTTAAATTTGTACGAGAACGACAATGAAAAGAATTGCAATCATCGGAAATACAGATTGGCAAAATAAAAGAAAAATTCAAGAAACTCTTCAAATGTTAAAACGAAAGTTTGGAGATGATTTGATAGTAGTCGGTGCTGGTGGTAATGAAGGTGCAAACAACATGGTTAGGAAATATGCATTAGAGTTTGGCATACAATATGAAGAATATAATCCTTCATTTTCGGGACATAACATGTATTCAGCAATGCCAGAATCATATTATGGCAAACCATATCATTTTTCACAATTACATCACCGCATGCAACTTATTGCAGAACGATGTGATTACATGATGATTATGAGTAATCAAATGCAATTAGATCCAGTATTGCAAACTGCATGGACTCGCACTAAAAAATTAAATAAACCGGTGGTTATATTAGGTTAAACCATATTTATAATAAAGTTACAAAGGATTAAATGGAGTTACCAAAGTTACAAAAGTTCGACCCGAACAAGCCTAAGAAAAAGAAAATTTTATTGTTAGCCGATGATTTTCGTTTGCCATCTGGCATTGGCACAATTAGCCGAGAAATAGTTTTTAATACCGTACATCATTATGATTGGATACAATTAGGGGCAGCTCTACATCATCCCGAACACGGGCAAGGTGTTGATTTATCTGCACATGTTGCACAAGAAACCGGTGTAGCTGATGCGTCTGTTAAAATAATTCCGTGGAGCGGATATGGTGACCGAAATATATTATTTGCAATCATCAATCAAGAAAAACCAGATGCAATATTTCATTTCACTGATCCAAGGTATTGGACTTGGTTATATGCTATCGAACATGAAATTAAAACAACTTATAATATTCCTATTGTATATTATTCAATCTGGGATGATTTGCCTTATCCAATGTGGAATGCACCATATTATGCAAGTTGCGATTTAATTATGGGTATTAGCAAACAGTCAGATAACATTCACCGAGAAGTACTTACTCAAAATGGGTTTGATGTCGTAAATTATGATTCAAATGATTCCGTACCGCAAGATGTAAAATGGAATCAAATTATTACAGGATTTGTTCCACACGGATTGAATCACAATACGTTTAAACCATTACCGCAAGATGACGCAGCATACAAACGAATGTATGAAAATATCAAAACTAAAAATGATGTTGATTTTGTAGTATTTTGGAATAATCGAAATATACGAAGAAAACAACCAGGTGATTTGATATTAGCATTCAAACATTTTGTAGATGGATTGCCAGAAGCTACACGAAATAGGGTTGCACTTTTAATGCACACGCAAGTTGTAGATGAAAATGGTACGGATTTGCGTGCAATTTATAAAACATTGGCACCTAATTGCAAAATATTATTTTCAGAACAAAAAATGACTCCACAAGAATTAAATGCATTGTATAATGTTGCAGATGTGGTAGTTAATATTGGTAGCAACGAAGGTTGGGGACTTAGTTCAACCGAAGCAATGCTGTCAGGAACTCCTATCGTTAATAATGTTACCGGTGGATTGCAAGATCAATGTGG